AAGCCCAGACCGCATAATCCACAACTACCGAATACAAATCATCTACTATCAGATCAGAACTTAAGGAGCAAACATGCCAGCATCAACTTACCTCTCGAATCCAACCGTTAAAGTCGGCGCCGCGATCGGCTCCATTGTTGACATCACCGATCAGGTGAGCGCAGCAACATTGACTGTGACTGCAGAAGCTCTTGAAGACACCGCGTTTGGCCAAACATCTCGCACCATGACGGCTGGCTTGTTCAGCAACTCATTGACCTTGACGGTTTATGCCAGTTATGCGGCAAGCGAGTCCTATGCGGTTTTGTCACCACTCCTCGGCACAAAGTGCACAATCAAAGTAAACCCAACCAGCGCAGCGGACAGCGCAACTAACCCTGGCTTTATTTTGACCGACACCTATTTGTCAAGCATTCCAGTAATCAACGCATCGCTTGGCGAGTTGAGCACCTATGAGATCGAGTTTCAGGGTGGCGTGTACAGCGTAGATACAACCGCATAATCAACGGCTCCAAGCCGACATAGGAGACACATGAAAATCAAGTTGGAGTTAAAGCGCACCCCCGACAGCGCCCCAGAGTATTACTACACAAACCTTTTTGTTTCTACTGAATGGGAACGCATAACAGGACGCAATCTTCAGCAAATGGTTAATGCGCCACTTGAAAGCGATTATTGCGTTTGGATGCACGTCATTCTAAAAATGCGTGGCGAGCAGGTTGGAGACAACTGGCGCGATTGGGTTAAGTCAATGCCTGAAATGGAAATTATTCCGGTACTGGATGAGACAAACCCAAACCCTACGGACGCGGCACCTACCGCCGCCAACTAGCAGAGGTACTGGTCGCGGTCGGTTGGTGGCCTAGCGACATTGCGTTTGACTCACGAGACTTGACAACGGTCATTAAAGTGCTTAACGAGGCAAACAAAAAACGGAGATGACGTGAACCAAGTGTCAACAAAGATTGAGGTCGTCGGGCTTAAAGAAGCTTTAAAGACCCTTAACAAAATTGACAAATCTTTGCGCCGTGAAATCACCAAGGATTACAAGAAGATCGTCCAGCCTGTCATTGACGATGCAAACAAGCTTGTGCCCTCAAATGTTCCGCTATCTGGTATGGCGCGCAATTGGAGCACTCGATCAGGGTTCAAGATGTTGCCGTGGATACCAGGCATGAAACAAAAGATCGCTGCCAAAATCAACACGCGAAACATTAAGGAATACGGCGGAAACAAGTCAAATGTTGGCACGTTTGTCATTCAATGGCAGGGCGCTACTGGCACCATGTTTGACACGTCAATGGAAGGGCCATTAGGTCGCGCGTTGACTTCCCGTTATGGCAGTCGTTCGCGAGTAATGTGGAAGGCGTACGAGCAACGCCAAAACGATGTCATGTCCGAGATGGAGCAGTTGGTGAAGCGCGTCATGAGCGAAGCGAATAGAGAGACTGCATAATGGCAATCAATATCCCGATCATCAGCGAGTTTGACGGCACAGGGGTAAAGAAGGCTGTCAAACAGTTCCAGCAACTTGAAACCGTCGGCGAAAAAGCACAGTTTGCTATTAAGAAGGCGGCGATTCCTGCAGCTGCCGCGCTTGGCGGTTTGGCTGTTGCCCTTGGCGATGCCACACGCGCTGCAATGGAAGACCAGCAAGAACAAGCAGCGCTTGCATTAACCCTGCAGAATGTGACTGGCGCTGGCGCCGCACAGACCGCGCAGGTTGAGAAACAGATCAGCGCAATGTCTCGAGCGTCTGGCGTTGCCGACACCGAATACCGCTTGGCTTTAGAAGCACTTGTGCGCGGAACCAAAGACGTTGGCATTGCCATGAACGACATGAACCTCGTCATGGACATCAGCACGGCCACCGGCATGGATTCTGCAAGCGTCGCTGACGCGCTCGCCAAGGCATACCAAGGCAACTTTAAGGCGCTCCGATCATTAAGCCCAGAGATGTCAACCATGATCAAAGAAGGCGCCAGCCTCAACGAAGTCATGGACGTGCTCGGCGGAACCTTTGGTGGTGCTACGGCAACTAGCGCCGAAACCGCTGCAGGCAAAATGAAGATTCTCAAAAACTCAATTGGCGAAACCAAAGAGTCAATCGGCGCAGCGCTGTTGCCCGTGCTCGAAGCAGTCTTGCCTGTGCTTAACAAGTTTGCTGCATGGGCTCAAGATAACCCTCAAGCATTCTTGGCTATCGCTGCCGCAATCGGTCTAGTCGCAGCTGCGATCGTCGCCACAAACATTGCCATGGCTCTCAACCCGTTTGCCCTGATCGCTGCAGGCGTCGCGCTACTGGTCGCTGCGCTAGTTGTCGCGTACAACAAATTTGACTGGTTTAAAACTGGAGTCAACGCAATTATCAACGGCATACTCGGTGCATTCGAGTCTGTGGTCAACGGTGCAATCATGATGGTCAACGGCATCATTCGCGCTTACAACGCCATACCAATTGCGCCAGACATCAAGACCATTGCCCACGTCAACTTGCCGAGCATTGGTGGCAACTCGGCTACACAAGCCGCAAGTCGCATGAACCTACCGCGCATGGCCCAAGGTGGAATTGTGTCATCGCCTACCCTTGCGCTGATCGGTGAAGCAGGCCCAGAAGCCGTAGTGCCGTTAGACCGCTTAAACAATGGCGGGGGAGTGACTATCAACGTCACAGGCGGACTTGCTACTAGCGCAGAAATCGGTGAATCGGTTGTTAACGCTTTACGCGCCTATTCGCGTAGCGCTGGGCCGTTGCAGTTGCAGGTGGCGTAATGCCAGGCGTAGCGGTCGTTGATTCAGGCAATTACGACCTGCAGATCGCTACAGGGTTTCAGGTTGACGCGTTTGTTCTAGACGACACGCTAAAAGGCGTACTGGATAACACCGAGTATGTGCTGGACGGTACGACCGAGTTTGCCAATGTGATGGACTCGACTGTCAGCATCAATGTGCGGCGCGGTCGTCGTGACGTGGGCGATCAGTTCAGCGCTGGCACAATGACATTCACCATCCAAGACGTGGACGGAATCTTTAACCCGTTTGACCAAAACAGCCCGTACTACGACACACCACAAGCAAAGCCAGGGCTTGCCCCATTGCGCGAAGTCCGACTAATCCGTTACAGCTCAACCAATGTGCCAGAGTCATTGTTCAGCGGTTATGTCGTCAACTACGACTACAACTTTGCGCTCGGCGGTATTGACACGGTGACCGTGTATTGCGCTGACCAGTTCTATTTACTTGCACAAACCTATTTAAACGAACTAAACGTCACCGCCGAAACATCAGGCGAACGCATAGAAACAGTCCTAGACCTGCCAGAAGTTGATTTTCCAGCAGGGTCTCGAAGCATCGCTACAGGAACCGTCAACCTTGGCCATGACGCCGCGTACACCGTGCCGGCAGGAACAAACGTGTTGCAATACCTAACGCAAATTAACGAGAGCGCCGAGTTTGGCCGTTTGTTTATGTCACGCGCTGGAGTGCTCACATTCCAAAACCGTATCGGTAACACGCTTAGCGCGCCTGTAGCCGATTTTTATGATGACGGCACAGGGTACAAGTTTGATGGCGTAGGCATTAGTTTTGAAGCTGACTCTGTAATCAACAGATCGGTGCTCACAGCTCTTGATGGCAAAACCGCAACTGCAACCGATGCAGGTTCTATTGCTACATATTTTATTCAGACATCAAGCATTACAAACAGCCTGCTACATGTGCAGGGAGAGATCGACACCGCGGCGTCCTACTTGCTAAACCCAGAACCCGAAGCCCGATACACGTCCGTGGCAACCAAATACCTGATGCTGACCACAACCCAAAAGGACACTTTGGCAACCGTGGACATTGGCGACACGATCAGCGTAGAAAAGACGTTTGCTAGCGGTACTGGCACAACCCAGTTGGCGCAAGAACTGTCCATTGAGGGGATTGAGCATCGTCTGGATTTCAGCACAGGACACAGCGTCCTGTACAGCACCGCGCCAACCACAATCGTGTTTGAGCTGATCTTGGACGACGCCTTGTATGGCACACTCGACGCAGAGAATGTCTTAGGATAGGGGCACTATGGCTTTACAAACCTTTACCGCAGGTCAAGTACTTACCGCTGCACAAATGACCACCTTGCAGGCCAATAATGGTTTGCAGTTAATTAGCCGTGTCGCTGTATCAGGTTCTTCATCGCAAGCATTTGACAACGTATTTACTAGCACCTATGAAAACTATCTGGTTTTGGTTGAACAATGTTATGGCTCTGTAGCCAACGCAAGGTTGCGTTTTCAATACCGTTACGCAGGACCAACAACACAAGCCGCGAGTTATTTTGGTTCGTTTGTTTATGGCAACCCAGCCAATAGCACAGTTGCGCTTATGGCCGTTGATAATGGCGCGGCTTCTGCTGGCTTGTGTCTTTGGAATATAAGCACATCTGCTGGCGCGGCTCGAATAAACATTTCAGGCGTTGCAGTATCCGCTACTCAAAAACCTGTCGCATTGGCACAAGTATCGGACAGTTATAGCGCTTGGGTCGCCTCTGGTGGATTCATTCAAGACGTTGCACGAAACTACACGGGCTTTATTTTGACACCATCATCAGGAACATTTACCGCCAATGTTTCAGTCTTTGGATACGGAGAAGCATAATGAAAATCAATGTTTATGACCATGAAACAGGCAAAGTTAGTGAACGCAAAATGACTGCCGATGAGTTGGCTAATTACGAGCTAATACAGGTTGAAGCAGAAAAAGAAGCAGAAGCAGAGATTGCTAAAGCCGAAGCCAAAAAAGCATTGTTAACAAAGTTGGGCATTACCGCCGACGAAGCCGCTTTGTTGCTTTCGTAATGCGATGGCGTTACCTCATCGGCTACGCCGCGTTAATAGCGGTCGTTGTATGGGGATGCTCTGGGTGTAGTTATGACGGGTCATATCGCTACCCATGCCAAGACCCAAGCAATTGGAAAAAGCCAGAATGCGAACCACCGATCTGCAACCCATCTGGAACGTGCACAAGGGATTTGATTTATGAGACCACGCCTTAAGCCTGAGGAACTACACGCTCGACTGATTGTTGTGGTGGGCGTAGTTCTCGCCACCGTGTTTGCGATCACCGTTATCGGCTTTGTGTACGCGCTTATGTTTGTCACCCAGCCAATAGACAAACAAGCACCTAATGACGCTGCCTTTATTGACTTGCTATCTACGCTGACTGTGTTTATGACTGGCACCTTGTCAGGTCTTGTCGCCTCAAACGGGCTAAAATCTAAACCAAAGGAGCCAACCAATGAAACCAAGTGACAAAGCCCTACTCGCCTCATACGGTCGCTCAATGCTCGCTGCGGTAGTCGCGCTTGCGGTAACAGGCAACACCGACCCATCCGCATTGTTAGCAGCTGCGATCGGCGCGGTCTGCCCAACAGCGTTGCGTTACTTCAATCCTAAAGACATGAAGTTTGGTCGTGGCAGTAGCAAAGGCTAAGGCTGGCGTGCCAAACGCACGCGACTACATAGGCAACGCCGACGGTGCATCACCAGCACCCCGTGCCGGCATGAACGAATGGATAAAGCAAGCGATCGCTGCATCTAATGGCTCGCTTTGGAATAACGGGTCTTGGGGTCAACGTGACATGCGCGGTAAGCCAGGGTCTTTGTCGGTTCACGCGACTGGCAGAGCTGTTGACCTGTCGTATCGCAAAAGCGAAAAGAACCCAAAAGCAGGACGGAAAGAAGCGTTGGTTTTTATTGACAAACTTGTTGCTAATGCCAACGATCTTGGTTTGCAATGTATTTTGGATTACTTCCCAGAACCACAAGGTCGAGCTTGGCGTTGCGATCGTTACGCATGGCAAAAGTACGACAAGCCAACAATTCACGGCGCACCAGGTGGCGACTGGTTTCACATTGAAATAACCCCGCAGGCCGCCGACTCGGTGATTTGGGTAAAAGCCGCATTCTTAAAGGTGTTTGGGGAAATCCCACCTAAGGCTTGACCTATCCCCTAGGGTCGGAGTACCGACAAAAGGACAGGCAATGACTGACATCCAGATATTTGACTACAGCGTCTATACGGGAGTGATGGACAACGGTCAGGAAATCTTGGTGCAAATCTTCACCAACCCCGACTCGGGAAAGTTCCTTATGGGACAAATCGCATTCAGAATGGCATCCTCATCATGGGGCATGCCCATACCTTTGGAGAAACGATGAACTATTTTGCAGAAAAAATTATTGGAGTGGTGCTTTGTACCGTATTCGGCTTTACGGCTCTTACAGGGGCTCCTGACGCGCCTGGTAGCCCGTCTGGGACTATTGCGCTGGCACCATTTGACGTCCAGCCATACCTAATTGAGCCAACCACGACCACCAGCTCAACAATCTACATTGACCCCTACGCGTCGGCTTGTGAGCAGTTCAGCGCGCTTGCCGTCAACCTTGGTTGGCCTGCTGATCAGCGCACCGTGCTCGAATCTGTCATGTTTAGGGAGTCGCGTTGCATACCAAATGCCTACAACGGCAAAGACCCAAGCGGTGGCAGTCGTGGGCTCATGCAGATCAACGGATTTTGGACACCATGGCTTACCAATGCCGGCATTATCACCAGCGCAGAAAACTTGTTACAGGCTGATGTTAATTTGCGCGCAGCGTTAGCAATTTATAATTACGGCGTGGAGCGTCACGGTTACGGCTGGGGGCCATGGAGTGCAACTAAATGAGTGAAGGCTGTGCATGGAATCAAGGCGAACTTACTGAAGAAACCCGACAAATGGTATTGGAGCAAGCAATGACAACAAGACACGAAATGGCAATCTTCGATCTAATTAATCAGATCGCTGACACAAGCACAAACCCACACGCAAGCATCATTCGCCGTTTGCGCGCAATGAAAAACTCGCTGTCATTAGAAGACCCGATGCCATTGCATGATGTGACTACACTCGATTTAGCAATCAAAGCACTACAAGCACATTCCTAACCGACAAGGAGATTCCGACAATGAAAACCTGCACGATTTGCAAAGAAACCATCGCCTACCCAGACATTCAAGGCAAAACACATTTCGTTTGTGATGGCCGTGTGCCGGCAAGAAAACAAGCGCCATTCATCCAAGGGATGTTGGCGTCACAGTCGTCTGCTGATGCGCGTTGGACAAAGATTGAACAAAACCAAGTTGATGCTGCGATCTTGCACGTTGCGCGGACAAAAGGATTCTTTACATCTGACGATATTTGGAAGCACCTGGGCGACCAGTTCCCTGTCACTAAAGGCATTGCTGGACGACTTAACGCAGCTGCGCGTCGTGGCATTATCCGCAACACAGGCGAACTGGCATTTGCACAGCGCGGTGGCGCGCATGACCATGCACAACGTCTAAGCGTCTGGGCAGGCATCTGATGGGCTTTGACTTAAGCAACTACGAGACAGTCGAGCAACGCCTCGTTCGCTGGTGGGCTGCATATCCCAACGGGCGCGTCTATACCTGCATGATGAACTACACAGGTGACGCTTGCGTGTTTTACTGCGAACTGTACGCAGACAAGGACGACAAGGTGCCAGTCGCTACGGGCTACGCAGAAGAAATCAAAAGCGACCGCGGTGTCAATGCCACGTCGTTTGTTGAAAACTGTGAAACGAGCGCTATTGGTCGCGCTATTGCCAACTGCCCGTTACAAGCTTCAGCGAGTGGCCCTAGACCGTCACGCAATGAGATGCAAAAGGTCGAGCGCCTAAGTACACCAACCGATACACGGCAGAATCCTGTGCACATACCCTCTGGTGCATTCGCCACGCCTAAACAGATCGGTTACATCAAGAAACTGGCCAAGGACAAAGGCATGGATGACCTTGCCTTGTTGGAGATGATTCAACTAAATCTTGACGATGACAGCGCGGTGCTTGAGCTGCTTAAATCGCATGAAGCATCCAAGATTATTGAGCGTCTTAAATGATGTGGTTTCTGTGGGCAAACGTCGTAGGCATTCTGCTTGGCCTGATGCTGACACTATTCGTAACAATGTTTGACGACCCACGCACGGTCGCTGGACGCAAAAGGAGCAAGAAATGACATTAGAAGAAATGATTAGCGCAATTGAACGACTGCAGGCTCTTTACTTGCAGTTGTTACCTGAACAAGGACAAGCCATAGACAAGACTCGATACGCAATCACGCACTTGGCAGACAAGATTTGGACGGAAACGATTTAGTGAAGTCAGACGCCAAGATCAGCGAAGCCGATTTCAAGGACATGGTGATAAGCGTTGCCAAGCGTTACGGCTGGTTAGTGCATCATGATCTGCCGGCACAAAACAGTCGTGGACGCTGGATGACAAACGTGCAAGGCGATGCAGGGTTTCCTGATCTGTTCATGGTGCACCCATTCCAAGGCGGTCGGCCGTTGGTTATTGAGTTAAAAGCAGAGAAGGGCAAATTGACGCCTGGACAAAAGATTTGGTTAAACGCTTGTGAGATGGCTGGATGTCATGCAGCGGTATGGAAGCCCAGCGACATGGAGTACATTCTCTACACTCTCAGCAATCCTAGAGCATAAACAATCGGCTAGTAGCACGACCTAAGCCATTCGCACGGCAGTTGGTGACACTTGGAAACAAGGGTAGATCGGCGCGCCTTTAATCATGCAAGACGAAATGAGCAAAGCAAAGCGCCGAGGCGAGTCGTAAACATAATCGACTGAATGCAATGGGTACCAGGATGGGCAATCTGGTGGGTGGAGCATTCACACATCTATTGACCTGCAGATGACATACAGTTAACAAACAAAGAAAGCACAGACATGAACCCGACAACACACATGACAAACAACTTCCGAGGACAAGGCGCGCAAGCGCCGCGTCAGCACAAGCGAAGCGCGTGAGATGACACGCAAACTCACCGAACACGACACCACGATCTATAAGCAAGCCCGTGCCGAACTACTGCGCGACCAACCATTGTGTCATTGGTGCAAACGAAACACAGCAACAGAACTTGACCACCTTGTAGAATCAGACAAAGGCGGAACAATAGAAGACGGATACGTCGCAGCATGTAAGCCATGCAATAGCGCTCGAGGTGCAACGTATCGCAATCGCAAACTCGCAAACGCAAAACAAAATCGCGAGAAAGCAATCAACGATTTTTTATACGCAAACGAAATGC